CTGTATACCTACAGCCAGAGGTTAAAATTGCTTTAACAAATAAAATTGTTCCCCTAGTAGAGGAAGAAATAAAAAAGTTAGAAGATAATCCAGATGCTGCTGGAGTTCTAAACGCAAACTTAGATGCGCTTATTACAAAATTATCTAAAGAGGGGACTGAAGCAGGTAGATTTATTCAAGCATTTTCTTTATTAGATGCCCTTGCTCCACAAAGATTAGTAAAACATATTAATAATAGATTAAAACAAAAAACTAAAAAAGATACTGGAACTAATAATGAGTTTGAAATAACTGAACTAACTCCAGAACAAGAAGCAGAAATTATAAGACTTAAAAAAATTGTAGATGAAAAGGCTGAAGGGTTGCCTAAATCTGAAGCACAACACGAACTATATACATATATAGAAAAAACAATGTTTGGTAAACTTTCTACAGTACAAAAAGCATCAGAATTATTTAAAGCATATTTTTATGCTTCTATATTATCAGGCTTTACTACTCCTATAAGAAACGTAACAGCAAACATGATGTCAATTGCAAGTGAATTATATACAGGTGTTTTACACAGTCCTAAAGAATTTACAAACTCTATAATAGGAATGTATAAAGGATTTGGTAAGGGATTACTTAACGCTAGATATGTTTTACAAACAGGAATAAAACCTACAAAAAGTGATAAGTTCGATGCGCCATCAACACTAGAATGGTTTAGATGGAATAATGACAGTGTAGTTGGAAAAATTGCAAATCATTGGGCATTTGGTTTTGTTCCAGGAGTCGGATTGGCTTCCCCAAATTTCTATAAGTATGTTCAAAGAGTGATGGTTGCAGGTGATGTATTGTTTTTTCATGCTGCAAAAGATATGAGAGCATTTGCTCTAGCCTCTAGAATAAAGAAAGGTGAAAATGTAACTGCTGCTGATATGGAAATGGCAGAAAACATAATTAGTCCTCCAGAGATAGCAATTGACAAGGCTGTAAAACAAGCAACTGAAGAAGGGTTTACTGAAGGCTCTGTAGAATTTAGAGTAAGAGTTAATGAGTTAATAGAAGAAAATAGATCTCAAGATTTACAAAACGATACAGAAGACTATGCTGCTAGAGCAACATTTAACTACGAACCTGAAGGAAGTTTAAAATTAATATATGATGCAGTAGTCGCAGGAAGAAACCATCCAGTTTACGGACCAGTTGTTACTACATTTATTCCTTTTGCAAGAGTACTAACTAATGTGTTTAATAGATTTTTAGACTGGACTCCAGCAGGATATGTTAGAGCAATCAGAAATGGAAAACCTTTATTAGGTAAACAAAAATTTACACCATTAACTAAAGAGCAGAAAGCGCACCTTTATATAAAAGCCACTACAGCAACCGCAACAGTATTAGGATTACTAACATTAATAGGAGATGAGGATGATGAGGATGCTAAAATAAAAATTTCAGCAGGAGGCCCTAAAAATATGACTAACAAATATGAGTTAGAGGAATCAGGATGGAGACCGTATACAATAACAATTGGTGATACACAAATTTCTTATATAGATAATCCTTTATTCTTTAGTTTATTGGCTGCTGCAAACATCAAACAAGGATCTAAGTATGATGATAAAACAGGTTTAGAAATAGCATCAGGTATTATAGGAAGCATGTTTGAGCAATCATGGCTTCAAGGTATTACTGATTTAGGAAAACTTTTATCTAAAGATATAGGAGAAGAGTCTATTGAAAAAATAGTTAAAGTAATGGGTAGTATGACTTTAAGTAATTTTCATAGACAGATGATTAGAACTTATATGGATGCTACAGATACTCCAATAAAAGACAAAAATACTGGCCCAGCAGGAGTTTTAAATCCGTTGCTTAGAGACTTCCCTTATCTAAATTCAGGCTTTGATGATATGTATAACACAAAAGGAGATCCTATTGTTCCAAACATGATAGAGAAATTTGTGCCATTTAAATTTTCTTTAGGCAGAGACTCAGATAAGATATCTGAACTTTTGACTGACAATGGAATTTTCAGAGGGAATCCTGGCAGAAGAAGTCTTTACGAATACAAAACAAAAAAATCTAGAAAACAAACTGATAAAGAGTACGCAAGATATAAAGCGTTGGCTGCTAAAAAATTAGGACAAAAACTCTTAGAACAATATTCTAGTTTAAAAGATTTATCACCTGAAAAATTACATGATAAGGTTTCTAGATATAAAAGAAAAGCAAGAGAAAGAGCATTTAAAGAATTAGATCAAGAATATTAATTATGATAAGCGAACACATAAGTAAAAAAGAAGCAACACGAAGCGTGACTGCTATGAGATTAGGAATAGATAATTCTCCAGGAGAGTATGAGTTACAGAACATGGAACTTATTGCTGAGAAAATATTTGAACCATTACGAAAAGCAGCAAATGGTCCTATAAAAATTAACAGTATGTTCAGATGTGATGCTCTCAATACTGCCATCGGTGGGTCAAGTAAATCACAGCATTGCCAGGGAAGAGCAATTGATCTGGATGATACTTATGGCTATATGACAAACGCTGAGATGTATAATTACATTAAAGAAAATTTAGACTTCGACCAAATCATATGGGAATTTGGGACGGATGAGAATCCAGACTGGGTACATGTAAGTTATGTAGATGCAGATTCAAATAGACAAAGATGTTTAAAAGCATACAGAGAGAATGGTAAAACAAAATACATGGTGATATGAGAAAGAAAAATAATAACGAAGATGGTACATGGTGGTCATTATCATTAAACTTTAAGTGGCCTCACGAAGGATTTGGTTTTGCTTATGACCTTATACCTCCAGACGCAGAAGAAAATTGTTATAGCGCAATATTAAGATTAGGTTTTATGTCCATTATATATGAATGGGGTTTAATAGAAGAATAAATTATGAGTGATAAAAAGAAATTCAAAGAAACAACCGTTGGTAAACTCTTATTCGGAGCAGCATCAATGATTAATCCTACATTAGGAAAAGTATTATCTGGGGTGACCTCACCTCAACAGGCATTAGCAGAAATAGGTAAGTCAGATATATCACAAGAAGATAAAATAAAACTTCAGCAGATGATATATGACCAACAGAACAAAGAGATGGAAGCAATCACTAGTAGATGGCAGTCAGATCAAGGACCAAATAGTGGATGGTTATCAAAAAATGTGCGTCCTTTAGTGTTAGTTTGGTGTATTGTTGTATTTTCGCTGGCTGGAATACTAGACAGCATTGATAGTATACCTTTTAGTATAGGTGTAACATGGAATGACACCTTTGAAAAGGTAATGATGAGTGTCGTTTTAGCATATTTCGGAGGAAGAACAGCAGAAAAAGCAACAAGTATATTTAAAAAATAAAAATGAATAAACCAGAAAACGGAAATCCACAACTGAACTCTATTAGAAACGAATACAACGAAAGAGTTGACAAAAAACTTATTCTAGGAAACTCTAAAAGAATTGCCTGGAACAATTTTAGAAGGCATAGAGCAATTTAATATGTAGAATCAGTAACCCAAGTATCTACCTTGTGACCGTTACTATCATAAACTTCTTTTCTATTTGGCTTGAATATTTCTTTTTCTTTGTCTCTTGCAAGAAGTAATAATATTAAATAACCACAAAGATCTTTCACTGTATCTTCTGTGTCTACGTTAATACCATTGTTTCTAATTCTAGAAAGTTTATCATCTATTCTAGCACATAAAGAGTTTACCGCATCACCATCAGAAAATATATTGATAGGGTTTAATGCAGAGTCTCCATACTTACCATTTTTTTCTACTAGTAAATCTATTATTTCTTTACCTAGTATCTTGATCTTGTCTGTTGATTTCATCTGTAATTTCTTTTAATTTATTGTCTAACATTCTAATTGCTGTGGTTCCTGTTTTATATCCTTCAGTCCATATTTCATGATAAAGACGAGGAAATAAAAATTTAATTAATTTATGTTTTCCCATATCACTAAACTCATTATTAATACAAATAATACACATGCAGATATTCCAAACACAATTAAGGAAGCCTCTTGTTTTTTTGGAGATCGACCTTGATTAGACCTCCATTGTCTAAATTTTTTCATAATTTCAGTTTTAATATAAGCCCTACTAATTCATAGAATGTTCAGGCTTATTGATTTAAAATGTTAATGCATCTCCTTCATTAACAAAATTTTCTACTTTATCAGCATGGCTATTTTGACCAGCAATTTTACCATCAGCATAAGTAATTTTCCACGCATTGGCATTTGCAGTTCTTAACTCTCCATTTCTGTCAGTGTATGATCTTAGATTCACACTAACTTGTACTTGATCATTTACTTTGTAGTTAGCAAATAAACTTGCTTTCTGACCAATAGCCTCAACAGGATAGTCAACAGGATACTTTGAATCTCCTCCTAGTTCAAGCGTTAATACTCTTTTTTCCAAATCTCCATTTTGAGTTTGGATGGTTTGTGTATCAGAGATTTCTTTGATACGACCTTGTAATTCAATTGAATTGCTCATAATTATTATTTAAAAGTGTTATATATATTCAGAAGTTTTACAACCTCTCGCCTCGAGATATTCGAGGACTTGTTTTACTATTGAGTTTACATAATTAACATCTGAAACTAATTTATCATCAATCAGTCTCATTTCTTCTGCCTCTTCAGGCGTATTATCTACAGAAACAATTTGCACATACTTGTCATTTGCTTCTTTTAAAATTTTATCTACTTCAGGTATTCTCATTTCATATTGCATTTCATCCATAACTAAGGTGTTTTTATAATTTGATTTTTAATTAACATTTCTAACAACTCCATAAAATCTTCCTTATAAAGAACACAATACTCTCTACCTCTCGGAACCTTGTGGAATATCACAGGATAGTCGGTTTGTCTTACCTGCATTTCTTCTAAAACTTTTCTATAGTTAGGATTTCTAGAATAACATTTTGCCTGAACAGCAAAATCCCCTGTGTACATTAAGTCTATACCTTTATCATCCATCATCTTAGATCCATATCTAGATGTAACACAATTAGTAAAACCTAAATTGATAAAGTTTTTTCTAAGTTCTCTTTCGTAATTGTGTCCTTTGTTTCTGTTTTTATTTCCCATATCCTTTTTTAAAATCTAATCTTACATAAACCGTATTTCGGTTTACAAAACTTTTTATAGTGTCATAATCTGTGGAGGTATGAAAGCCTCCTAATAATAAATAGTAATCAATACCATCATTGTTCGGTCTTATAAAATAGTCTTCTTTATTAGGGATGATTTCATTTAGTTTTGCAACTCTTAATAAACCCTCTCCTTCTTCGAATGCTTCTTGCTTACCTACTTTACCTCCCCATCTATTTCTATTCCATACAACTTTATGTAAAATCATTTTACTGTCCTTGGAATTTTGGGAATTGGCTTGGTGATTCTGTCTCATATATTTCGTTATAACATGTTGTTCTTAAATTGTATTTAAACTCTTGCATTCCTGTCTTACCTGTAAACCTCCACCTTACTTTCCATACATGCACTTCTACTATTTCTTTTTCAAAATCTCTATATACTGTAATACCGTTATCTACTTTATTGAAGAAGTGGGAGGAGCCACTTACGCTGTAACCTGAAGCGACTTCTACCTTCCCATTCTCCTTCTTTAGTTTTTGAGGGTGTGCAACTAATACAACACCACAATCAAATGCTTCTTTAAATATTTTTATTTTTGATAATTGCAATCCTGTATACTGATGCTCATTCATTCCTCTCTCTATCTTATGCTCTACAAAAGCCCAATTATCAATTATAAGACACGATATACCTTCTTTCTTTACAAGTTCCTTACCCTTGTTTAAAATGCCTTCTACGGTTAGATCATTGTCTTTTAAATTAATAAAAAAGAAATGCTTGTTTACAAAGTCTATTGCTGGTTTTAATTCATGTTCTTGTACACCATCAGACGAACCTTTACCAAAAGGTTTTCCTAAATACTTTTCTATAAGTTCTGCTATATGTACTTTAATTGGTTGCTTCTCAGCAGAAAATATACCAAACTTCCAACCTTTTTTTGCAAGTCTAACTATTGCCTCATCTACAAATGAAGATTTACCATGTCCAGGAACTCCTGTTACTAATGTAAACTCACTCGGTCTCCATGTAAGTAGTTTATCGAAGTTGTCAAAACCAATCTCCTCTCCTCTTGGCATACCATAATTGTACATATGATATACTTCATCACTGACATCCTTGGCTTTACTTATCCCTTCTAGAGGGAAAGGCTTTGCAACTTCAATGCATTTTACTAACTCTTCTGCACTAAATTTTAACAATACATCATTAGCGTCTTTACAACCATCAGGGTAAGACACTAACCAAACTTTTTCTTTTCCAATTCTTCTAGACAATTCATCTCGCAGTTTAATTCCTGGAGCATCGTTATCTACTGCTATATATACCTTATCCTTTTCTTCAAAATAATCTATAGAATTATCTAGGTATGATAGGTTTTGATTCCCTGTAGATGCGCCATTAGGAACACTACAAGCAAACATTAATTTTTCTGTTAATGTTCCAGCCTCATAAAATGATAAGGCATCAATCTCTCCTTCAGTTATTATACACCATGAAGAATCTTTAATAATATCCAAACCATACATTGTAAGTTCAGATCCTTTATTTAATTTAAAATTCTTTTGAGCGTCTCTAAATTTTATATTAATCTTTCTGCCTCTCTTTAAGTAATTAAACTGAATTACATTGACCTCTTTTTGTATTTGGGGCATATACTCTACGCCCTCTGTAACGCCATAACATTGTAAAGTTCTCTGACTAATTCCCCTACCCTCAAACCATTTGACTACTTTACTTGTCACAGGTTTAGACATGGCAGTAGGTAATTCATATTCGGTTTCGTATTCTTGTACTGACCCACTTGTCCCACAATGATGACAATAATATGTACCTTCTTCAGGCCAAACCCTTAAACATTTTTCACTTTTATTTCTTTTTCTTGTATGACTACACCAAGGGCAAGTAGTTTTAGTTGGTCCGTCATTTTTAATGGTATTAAATCTAATACCAAGGTCATGTAGTTTGTCAATAGTTTTCATATTATGGCTATGTGCTTTCGTTCTTTTATATGTGTTTTATTATTTAGAGACCATTCATTGTATTGTAATAAATATTTTGTCATGAATTTATTTCCAAAAATAGTTTCAGGTGTTACAGAAGATTGATATTGTTCACTCCAAGTAATCTTACAGAACTTAAACACCTCAACCATTATCTCACCAGTAATTTTCTTTCCGTTAAATGTTTTATTTAGGATAATTTTAAACCTATCATTATAAGTAGATGGATTATATTTTTTATCAAATGTGAGATTGATGTATTCAATTACATCCTCACAAACTTTTTTATAATTTTCTTTTAAAACTTCTCCTCCTGTTTCAGTAACTACTAATTCAAACCATAGTGTAGTTGTTCTATATTTAGGATTAGATTTGTTTCCTATATTTTCTATAAGACCTTTTTCTATAAGTATAGATACACATCGTGTTATATTTCTAGTAGAAATACTTAATTCATGTGCAATAAATTTTAGGGTTTGATTACAAAAACCTTGCCCTGATGTATACTTGTGTATCAAGTCAGCAATAAGATAAGAGTAAGGCGTAAGGTCATGCTTCCTCATAACTGAATATATTATAGTTGAGGATCTGATCATTTGAGTAGTATTTTATGAAACCATAAGTTTGGATTCTTTTTGTTTTTATGTGACTCTAGCCTACAAGAAAGTTCAACAATGTCATTTATTCTTATTTCATTTAATACATCAAGTTTTTCATTCCATACATGAACTGCAACATAAGAATCCATTAAAGTCTCAATTACAATAATTTTAAAAGCATGATTAGCCTTATCGCTTGTAACTTTATTTTCTTTTGATATGTACCTTACCTTACCATTGATGTCTATATTCATTATATTTTATTTTGTATTATGTCTTTAAGGTTAACAGTCTTTTTAAATTCGTGTCTTATATAGTTAAGTATCAAGTTTACTTTTATCTGAAATCTCTTTGCAGTTACTGAATCATTTTTTTTATCGAAACTATCTTGTAGTATTCTCAAAAATTTATCCTCCATAAAATCTCTTTCATCCGTACTGATAGATAAGAAATCTTTTACAGATTGATTGTTAAATCCATACATAGAGGCAACTCCAATAAAAATACACTGACCAAAATATGAGTTACCTTCTATAACTTGATCTACCTCTAGATTCCATCTGTTTTTCACAGCCATGTTTTTTAATATTCCTTCTCTTATGTTTTTTAATTCCATTTTAAAAATTTACTTTCTGTTTTAACACAGGGTTATACTTTACATTAAATGTTTTTTGCCAGATAATCTTTCCCTGGTCTCCGAAATCAACTTCCTGCGCCCCTCTCTTTACCATGATAGATTTAATTTGTTGAGCAATTTGTTGTTTCAAAAGCCTCGATTCTTTTTCTCTATCTCTCTCTACACAATACATTGCAGACAACTGATGTAGTTCTTCCGAAGCATCAATCTTTGTTCTATTCAATTTAGATTTGTGTTTATCTGACAAGAAACTATCTAAATCAGGTTTGTATCCATCTTCTACATTAGGCTCTAGGTGTGCTATTTTATCATATAATTCATTTTGTCCTGTGTTTGAAGGATATGCCTCTATGATAGTTCTAGCCTCCTGTACAGACTCATAAAACTTATAAGTTTCTTCTATAATTGTATCTTGTAAATCTCTATTTCTATCAATAGTAAAAACATCCATGTGTCTACCATCTTTTAGTAGTGCCATATCACAATATTCTACATCCATTACCAACATATATAATTGTACTTGAGCAATGTAGTATGGAGGAATACCTCCTTGCCATTTATCAGAATTAAAAGATGAGATTGTTTTAATTTCTAATATTCCCTTACCTTGTCTTTCATCATGTCTAAGGATTTCTCTATCTAAGTTTGCAAACAACCAAGGATATTTATTATTGATAAAAATAAAATTCCTACGTCTGCAAGTTCTTAATTTTACGCCTTGCTTGTAATTGTTTATCATGTCAATTGGCTCACCTGACCAATATTGCCATAAATCAGCAACATAGTCTTCTAATAACCTACCATGAAACATAACCTCATTATCTATTGTATGAATATTTGAAGTTCCTAAACTTTGATTCCATCTATTTATCTTTGATGTCCAAGGGTTTAGTCCTAATATAGTTGAGGCATCACTTCCTCCTACCATTCCATCTTTTACTAATCCCATTCTTAACTCTACCCACTCATCGTAGGTCAAGTTTCTTGTTGATATTTTTTTTAACTTCATATTAATACATTTAAAAAAAAGGGAGGGAATGTCAGAAGGCTTGTTACCAAAGACATTTGTTGTTGGTTTGCCCTCCCCTTAATTAGTTGGTTATTTACTTGCTTGTTTTACTGCTTTTGCAGATTTTCTTTTATTGATTTCTTTTTTTAAAAATGTCATTTGCGCAGGAGTAAACTGCTTTGAGTAGGATGGTAATTTAGACTCTACCATTGCATAGTCAATATCTAAATGATCTACCATTGCAGTAAATTTTTGATTGACCATATCATTTAAATCATTTGCATCATCTTCATCCATAATAGAATCTTCTCCACTATCGTGAATACCCATTATAAACAATGCTCTATTTAATGCACCTGATTGACATTTTTGAAATGAGAAAGGCTCATTTACTTTTTTGTGAGCAACACCATCAGAAATTTCTCTATCATTCTCATCAAGAACAATACCTCGCATAACAACGAATGTGTTATCAATATGTGTAATCTCTGTTTTTGTAGTGTGCTTTGGGAAGTATTGATTGAAGTAAGATAATCTTTCTACCCATGGTACGATTTCCTTTTTACCTGCAATCGTAATTTTTTTAAGTTTTCTTTTTAGTTTCATTAAGAATATTGTTTAAATAAAAATTGATTATATAATATTTTCGAGTGTGAAACATAATCGTTTCCCAATCAAAAACCCATCCTCTAATCCGATGCTTTACACATAGTTCTTCATGATGTTCGAGCAAAAAAAGTTTGAAAGGTTTAAGAGGATATCTTTTCCTATCATGTATAATCTCTTTATTGTCGAAATCAATTCTGACCATGTATTATCGTTCATAGAGTCGTGGTTTAATGACTGTAATTTACGATAAATAAAATATGAAATTATACGTTTGTAAATTAGTTATTAACTATACTTTTAACAATTCGTTAATTTTGTTTGCCTGTCTTTGTTTTGTCTTTGCATCTGTATGGTCTGTGTATCTATAGAAAGCAACAGATCCGTTTGAATGTCCTGATATCTCTCTTACTTGTTTCTCAGTATATCCTAATGACAAGTACCAAGTAATTCCACTACTCCTTAATTTATGTGGAGTAATCACTTCATAAATTGGAAGCATTGCAACTACAGGATTTCCTTCAACATCAAAAGTTGTAATTCTTTTCTCTTTATTGAATTCATCATAAGATTTTAATAATCTTTTTAAATCATTTCTGAACCCTACCATAGTATATCCTTTCTCATCTCGTAATAAATATTCTCTTACATCTTTAGGTAAATAAAAAGTAGATTGAGTTGTGGATTTTTTACTGATATATGTGATGTAATCATCTCCTTTAGGTATTTTAAAGCCTATCATATCACTAATTCTCATACAAGAATGTAGCATGAATCTTGTATAGTACCATGCCTTTGTTAGTTTAATATCTATAGGAGGATTCTTATGTAGCATCTCTACATCACTAGGCTCAAGAGCAATGACAGGGCTTTTCAATTCCTTTGGTTTTGGAGGGCTTGTAAAGTAATACCCATAAAACTTCATTGCTTTATTTAAAATAGATTTTAATATTTTAATTTGATTTCTTCTAGATGATGGTCTGTTTCCTAGTTGCATTGAATAAAGATTAAATGCATTAAAATATCCATTCAGTTCAGACCTTCTTTTAATCTTTTCTTTTCTATCCTGTGTGCTTCCTTCATCAATATCATCAACGTAAATTGTTTCAGGAAATGTCTGTAAAATATGGTATACACAAACGTAAGTTTTAAGTGTTGTCATAGTAAACAAATTACCATCGTTCAATATTATACCATTGTACATCTTATCATAAATGTCTTCAAACAGATTTACAAATGTTTGTTTACCTGAATGATTTTTCTTTGTTTCATTTGGGGGTGACCATAGCCTACAAATATCTTCAGGGCTTCTAGTTATATACTTATTAAAGAGTAAGTCCCATCTAGATAGTTCTACATTTATCTTATGAACCAATGAAGAACTGCCATCAACTTTTTTAGTTTGGAAGTTTAACATTGCATTTTCAGGAACTTTCAGTCCTAAAGAAAAGAACTTGTCCCTGTTGATTCTAGCATAAAGCCTTCCCTTTCTATTGTATAGAGTATATTTATTCATAGCAGTTATTTAAAGTTTGAAAAATTAGGCTGAATAAATAGGATAAATAATGTGTGGTAACACTTGGTGTTAAATTTTTCCCTAGTGTTACCGAGTACCCTCTCCATTGTCTGGAATGAGCGAAAGTTGTAGTCCCTAGGGGAAGTAGTATAACATCAATTGATTTCATTACACTATTGTATATCCTTTTTATTATGCTCTATTATATTTACTATCTTATTATTTAATTCTACATAGAACTCTATGATTCTCATAGACTCTGATAAGAATAATTTATTGTGACCTGTTTTTTTCTGATTTAACTTGGATTTTGCTCGTTTTGAACCATATACATACTCTGAGACTTCAGTTGTAGGTATTTCTTTTATCTGCAATAATTCGGATGCAGTTTGTACGAAATTGTTTTTCGTTTCTTCTACTTTAAATTCCATTATTAGTTTTTAATATTAGTTTTAATGAACAAATGTATAATTTTTTTACCTATATCTTCTATTCAATTCGCTTTTTATTTGTTCTATTAAATTTGGAAATCTTAATCTAACTTTTTTATTTTTCATTATTGTCTCAAGAGTTGATGCTTTCTGTATTCTCATAAGTTCATTTTGATATCTTTCCACAGCGTGAAGGCTGACATTTTCCTCTTGTTTTAAACTTAATCGTAATTGTTTTATAGTTGCTTCAGCCCTATATAATTTAGTTGTCAAAGTATCCCTAGAGTCTTCTATAGTTGTAATGCCTTTTATTACATTATATGCTTCATTTGTGTAGTCTCTTAATTGCTTATTAGTTACTAGCCAATACTTAAAGTTTTTACAAGAGTGAAGAACTGATGCATGATTCATTCCTATTGTATCACCAATTGCTTGGTAAGGCATTCCATAAACATCTCTTAATATGGTAAAATAAATGCCTCTTGCTTCTACTATTTTTCTTTTTCTTAATTTTTTAGAAATATCTTGATTTGTGATTTCGTTAATTACTTTTTTTACTTCCAGACATACTTGTTTGTTTGAACCTGTCATTTTTTATATTTATTAATTTGTTATACCAATCGATTTTTGTTGTGTCTACTTCTCGTGTTATTAGTCCATGAGAATATTTTCGCTCTATGATTCTAGTCCCATCTTTTTTGAAAAAACTATTAGTTTCTTCCAATATGTAGTCTCTAAACATAAGACTCATGAATCATTTGACCGACTAATAGTGATTTGTTCCATTCATCGCTCCAAAACTTTATAGAATGCTCTATAGTTCCTAAAGAACCTTTAGGGATATCATGTCTTGAAGGGACAACAGAATGAAAGTGAATGTAATGAGATTTCGGAGGAAGATAACACGCTCCTGATTTGAGTAATTCTTTACACCTTTGTGTAAATTTGGCAGATTTACCCCATGCAGTTCCATTTGAAATTGCATCTTGATACTTCTTTAAACCATACTTTTTTTGTAAGTTTCTTATTGTACGAGAGTTCATAATTTTTAAAAAGTTTAAATGATTGATACGAAATAAGGGATTATATATTTACTATACTAATTATTTGATACCTTGTTTCGTGTTTGTTTATAAGTTTCTGTTTTTGTGAGTTTTAAAAATCTTTAACTATTGATTTTTTTAAATTGTAAAATTAAATTTTCTTTCCAATTGTCTGAGTCATTCATATACTCATCAATTATTTTATTAACTAAAGGCAATTCCTCGATTGAAAGTTTAGATAATTTTGTAATTAAATCTTCAATGTGAGTTTGAAGATTATAATAAAACTCTTCATCTTTTTTAGTCAGAGTCATTATATATTTCCCTAACTCTTTTTCTAGTTCTTGTTCAGCCTGATTTATTTTTCTTTTTAAAGAATATTTAAAAATTGGTAAATCTTTTACTTCATCCATTGCCTCAAGCATTAACTGACCATAGATGATTGCTTTTGTTACTACATATATTTTATCCTTCATGCTCTATGTTTTTAGTTTCTTTAATTTCTTTAATTCTCAGCATTACCTCTTTTGTTGAATTAACAAATGCTAGAGTGAGCATCAAATCTTTTTCTGTGGATTCTAAATACTCCAAGCAAGTTGGATTGTAGTTGTGTCTTTTGGAAACAACATCTAAAATGTTGTCCTTTAAGAAATCATGTAATTTAATTTCGTGTGCCATTTTTATTATTTTTTTTGATTAACATAGACTAGAGTTCAATTCCCACTAAGTATACTTGATGGGAATCGAACTTAGTTTCGAACTAGATATACATCATTGAATCACCTGTGTTCTCATCAGTATGTTTGGGTGACCTTAACTTATGATACCAATCTCTAGTTCTAGTAGGAAGGTAACTAACTACTCTAAAATCATTTACTCCTATTTTTCTATAACTTTCGATCTCCTGAACTGATTGAAAATAGAAGAAAATATAATCTTCATCTTTAGTTTCTTTGTTGGTTGTAATTATAACATCCTCAAACTCTCCTGTGTCTTGCCATTGGATAAGTGCATTATACTCCATCACTACCCTCCTCTCTTTTGTCAGCATATTCACAAGCATCGTTGTAAAGGTTTGGTTTTACCTCTTGAATGAAATCTACGAAATGATTAAACCATAAAAATACAGGGTCAGTAGAAAAACTATCTGTTTCCCTAACTAAGATATCCTCTTCAAATTTACAATACTCTAAAAAATTCACTCTAAAACCATTTGGTCTTATATACTCTAGTATAGAATCAATTTGCTCACAATCATCTGATGCTTCCCAATTTTTACCTAAAATTTTATTTGCTTCATCCATTAAATTATTTGATTCTACAAAATGGTAGGTAGAAGAATATCTACCTAAGTATCTATGTTGTTTGTCTGTTAGCCTAGCCATTGTATCTCTCCTTTCTTTTTATGTTCATTAAATCAGCCTGTATGTCAATACTTTCAAAAGTATCTGAACAATCTGAACCTAGAACTAAATCTAGTATTTCATAGGCATCTTCATTATCACATTTGTATTTATCTGTGACATCAATAGTTTGCCACATACAATCTGTGTAGTAGCCTTTGCTTTTTAGAAACTTCTTTGCTTCTTTAATTTTTTCCTGGTCATTTCTGTATGACTCAAAAATTTCATTAGTAATTGCGCTCATAATTAAGATTTTTGTTTAGATATATAATAGTTTCGTTCTTCTAGGAAGGAAATGCATTTCTCTTCCAAAGTTGGTGCATCCCTGTTTTCTGAAATTGGGGTGACCTCATCCTTAGACTCAATAAAAGGGCAATACTTATTATACATAGAAATAGCCTTATCTCTATCCCCTATAGTATTCATAAGATTACGGATGTTATCAGACTCATCTCTACCTCTTCTATAGACAGATGAATCATCACTTCTTTCGTAATGCCAATCATGGCATTCCAAAGCCTCTCGCAGTTTTTCTACTGCTAGATGTTTTACTAAATTATTCATTTTTAATAGTTTAAATTATATGACATTATTGTCGTGAGTCAGGAGGAATCGAACCTCCCAATGCACCTTGTGACTCTTTATTCTGTGGTTAGTAATCTAACTTCTCCACATTCTTCGTAACCTGATTCCCCCGTTTCTGAACACTCTAACTCGTAAAGCCATTCATTTTCATCCTTCATTACGACTCTAATAGGTAAGTCTTGTGGAAGATTTTCAAGTTGTTTTATTAATTGTTTTACATTCATAATTTTAGTTTTAATTTACTCGTTACACATTTTTTTGTATGCTTCGTGTTGCTCTATAAAATTCTCTTTATAATTTATATAGTACATTGACTTTGCTAGTTCTTCAATCCACATTTCGTTGGACATTTCGCAGTTGCCTAAGTCTACCTCATAGTAGTGGACAAGCCTTTGTTTTAAATCATCAAATGATTCTTGTTTTAGATTCTGTGGCATATTATATAGTTTTAACATTTTCGTATTCATCAATTAGACTTTCTAATTCTTGTTCGTTATATTTTTTAGAATAAATGCCAATTTCTCTTCCACTTTTAGAATACTCATTGCCACTAAAATAAGTTCCTCCACCATTTCCATCATTCCATATTGAAAGACCTTTTACGTTAGTTCTACACTCGTATCCTAAACCTCTGCGAGTTTCAAAATACCTTACGGATGTTACTTTTAAATTCTGTGTCATACTATATAGTTTTAATTATTGTCTTTTTCTATTCTTTCAATCTCTTCTATTTCTTTTTCGAACTTATCTAAAGAGATTTCTATTTGTTGTTTTGTAAATAATATTACTGCTTCATCAAATTCTAAATCTTCGCCTTCCCATTTGAAATCGTGAGGATAGATGTATTGGAATTTCTCAGCAATAGCATACGCTCTGTCGAATGTTTGAAAGATTGTCCCACCTAAAATATCCTCATGTAAAATAAGAGATGTAATTAATGCTAAATCTTTTTGTTTTAAATTCTGTGTCATAGTATATAGTTTTTAAAATGGTAATAATTCATATGATAATTCCATTTGTGCTTTAGTTCTTAGTTTGTCAATAAGTTTTGTTTGACTCATGTAAAGACATTCAGCAAGGAGTTTGAATCTTTTGTTCTTGAATGCAGTATGATATTTAAAATCATTACAGGATATTTCGACAAGATCAATTGTAGTATCTAATCTGAAATCATATTCATTGCATCCATACTCAGAACAAAAAGTTAGAGTCATGTTTACAAATCTGCTATTGACATCGCAATGCCAAACCTCTAATTTGTAAGAGGATTTTTTAGTAATGGGAATCATTGTTTCCATATTATATAGTTTAAATTATGTGACTTATGTCGTGGATAGGGAGGAATCGAACCTCCCTTGCACCATGCTATCCTTAATTTTGGGTGACCTTCTCTTCAGCAATAGCCAAATCAAATTCATCTGTACCTTCTTCATACATTACGCCATCTATCTCAGCATACTGAATATCATCATCTTCTAACCATTCTGTGTAGTAGTGTAAACCAAATAAGTAAGAAAGAATTTTTAAATCCTCATCAGTATCTTTGTTTTGTTTTACTCTTTCTATTGCAGACAAATATTCTTCTTCATCTTCCTCAATATAATCATCAAAGAAATCAATCTCAGTTATATTTTTTGGTATATAACTTATGATATGTTCTCTGTCTTTTCTAAATTCAGCATTAGCAATCTTATCATCATCAACACAATAGAAACATCCATCATCCCAAACATATCCAGCAATCATTCCTTGTCCTGTTACTGAGCATTGCCTTGCCCAAAGTGTAATCTCTTTTGTATTCTGTGCCATCTTATATAGTTTTTTTAGTTAGTGCATCTTTCCATAATCCAATTACCATAGTAAGAATAGCATAGTAAAGAAATAAGATAAATGATGCGAGTAAAGTAAAGGTTAGTAACTGAGCAAATGAATTAATCTCACTTGTAAGAAAAAACAACATTCTTACACTAGCCGATATGACAAATGCAGTACCAAGAGTTAAAAAGGTTAATTGTAAAATTTTAAATGTTTTCATATTATATAGTTTTAATAATCTGCAATATTGCATTGATACTAGGGGAGGAATCGAACCTCCCTACATCCAATCTAGTAAATCCGTTTACGCTACTAGTGTCGCAAACTTGTTGAAGACTTTTTGGTCTAGCCTTTGAAGACCTCCAACATACTTAGACTCTTCTCTAGTTCTATCTGAGCCACCTTTATGAGTAGTGTAATGAGTTACACCTGAAAACAATCCCCATAGCGTTTGACCTTTGTAAGACATTTCTTTTACAATAGATTGAACTAAATCCTGAGTCTGATTTAGTTTCCTAGTAGAGTACTTGTCTCTAGCATTAAGTTCGCCCATAGTAACATCAACGCCTGTAATCATATTAATCGTTTCGTTTACTCGTTTTTGGGTGACCTTATAATCTGTCATAGAAGAGAAGATTTCAAATAGAGACTTATCAGCCTGTTCCATATTCTCTATAATGCGTAGAGACCTAGCGATAGCATCTCTCATATTTCTCGTGTGTCTTACAGAGTTCTCTAGTTCTTTACTGATTGCGCTAAATTGATTAGCACATGAAATAGTCGTTCCTGTAGTTCCCCATCGTAATGAAGTAGAACCATCATGAGAATTAATAGCAGTTGCTTTTCTAGTGATAGTATCATCGCCAATTTTTACAGGATTTAAGTCTACCTGTAACATTACTTTTCTACCTCCTTTGAACTCTTGTCCGTTTGAGATAGGTTGACCGATTGTGTCGGCAATCTCTAGAACTAGTTCAGCAAGTTCAGAGTTTTGGAAAGTTTCGTATTGGTCTGTGAATGCACCAAAGCAATCGTTGTTATCAGTTCTAACAACTCCGAAGAAATCGGTTTCAACAGAAGGAAAATGTGTTGATGGTGTAAATGATAAAGGATATTTCTTAACCTTCCAATCGAGGTTAAACTTGTGAAGCAATTCCTGTGCTTGTGTTGGGTTCACATGGTCAGCGTGAACATCTGTTAATTGACCTTTTGAGTTTACATACATAGTGTAATAGTTTAAATTAAGTGGGCATTATTGCCCTTTACCACCAAAAACTCGCATATCTCTATGCAAGTTGGTAGGTGTTTAGGAGGGATTAAATCAATCCCTTAGATTTTAAAAGTGGTTTGTAATCTGTATCATCTAATCTAACTACTCTGTTAGTAACACCTGAAAATGGATTCAAAGAACCATTCTGAGGAACCCAAAATCTTTCACCGAATACAGGTACTTTTTTATCACAGGAAACTTTCGTGTGACATTTGAATGATAAATAGTTTGTTGCATGATGGTCAACAGGTGTACCTCCTACTCTATCAACAACGCCTTCAATAAAGCAATCATCTCTATCAGTAAAATCATATGACCTGATGTAATCTCCTATCTGAAAAATCTCAGTAGAGGTAGTTGGGGGGGTTGTAGTGTGTAATTTCATAATATATAAGTTTAAATAATTAATTTACTCAAAGATAGTAAAATAAATGTACAATCGTACATCCATGCGAACTTTTAGCGATACTTTTGGGGGGTTTTTTAATGTTTACAGAGTAAATAGTGGGACTTTTAGCGTTGAAAATAATTTGTCAAGCGTTCAAAGTTTGGGGGTGACCATATCAAATTACTATAAGGAAGTATACAAAGAATACTATAGAGGATAATACAATTCTCTTATAAGATAGTTATATATTCTACGGAGTTGAATCTTACCATAGATAGAGATAGTAAACCTCTGACCTTTGTACCTCTGTTTAATACTTAACCTGTCAATGAATCCCTCATCCAATAACTTCTTGTGTTCTCTGTAGATAGGATACTGATTAGAATAGTTTAACATCCAATCCATCCTGTGACATACATCTATAACATCAGGTAACTTGTAAAAGGTGTGTTCATCCTCTGACTCAGACTCTACAATGGCACAGGCTAAGAAGATATAAATAGTTCTAGGAGCAAAGTCATTGTCTAAAGATTTAAGGTACTTGTTAACTGCTTTATGATGGCTAAATAACTCTACTAACTTCTTGGCTACTTTCATTGTGTGTTGGTTTGATTGGCTAATGTATTATTTTGTTTTATGAGTTGGGCAAAGATTTACATCTCAGCATTACTCCGTTTAAATAAGGAGGAGGAAATTTTCACAAACAGGTTTCAATCTGCTACAAAAAATAAGATTTCCCTTCTATAATGAAACTGATGGTAACTTTTCCGTTGTAATATGTTACCGAGTAAGAGTATAACGTATTGATAGTCAGTAATTAGGAACCGATTAGTCATATTCCTGATAGAACTTTTCAAAATCCAAAATGCCATTTCTTGGGGTACTCGGTTGCCAATTTCTGTTTCTCTTTTGGTTGGTCAGGGTGTCATATATAGTGTGAACATCACCCTCCCATCTACAACAAAAATTTTTTTATACTCCTGAGCAATTTTAAGCCATGTACAATAACTTTTAAATAGTGCCTGGACATGTTATATATGTCTTAAATTTACAGCACCTTAAAACGATCAAAACCTCATCTCGGAAATATATAATATATTGGTTTAATATAATATACTAGTATACTATATATATTATATATAATACTAGTATAATATATACTATGCAAATAAATCGCTAGCCAATTTGGCTATCAGAATACATGACCGCTAGACAAAATGGCTAACGGTTAATAACAAGGTTAATAAGTCAGTCATTGAACCATAGTAAAGAGGCATCATTATTTATAAATTGTGGTTATGCAAATGATTGGACAAACGGTAGTGGTTAGAGTTGATAAAAAGTATCAAGATGAAGTTGACTTAGGCAATGGCAATAAGTTATATCTTGATGTTACTTACACACCTGAACAACATGTTACAATAATGGGAGAGGTCGTGGCGATCCCAAACAATAAATGGTGTAGAACAACTGACGGATCCTCTGTTAGAAATGATCTATATGTTGGAGACCTGGTATACTTTAATTATCTGACTGTAGATCCTACCAACCTAATAGAAGGTGAGGAAAACTTGTACACTGTAGATTTAGAAATGATTTTCTGTTTTGTGAGAGATGGAAGAATTACTGCTACCGCTAATCATGCGCTAATTAAACCAAGGGAGAATATAGAGAAGAAAGGTAGTATATATCTTTCCACCCCAAAATTAAGTAAGAACATGGGTTATGTGGAGTATGTAAGTACCCCCAAAAAAAATTTCGAAAAAACAGGATTGTTGCCAGGTGATGAAGTCTGGTTTCATGAGATGTACGCTTTTGAAAATGAAATAGAAGATAAGAAGTATTATGTAATGCATCAGACGGTGATTGAGGGGAAAATCTATTCAGATGGAGGGACCGTATAAAATACCTGAATGTATCTTTGAACACGCAAAACTATATGTAGACACACGAGTAATGGCCAATAGAGACCACTATAAAAAACTTTATTGGAAGTCTAGATCTTATCTATACAAACACCCCATATTATTTAATGACCCTGTAGACAATAATTTCTATACAGACTTCAAAGGAATCTTAGCAGAATTGATAGTAAGGCATAACTTTGATTTGAAGGGTGTGAATTATTTGACTAGCGCATTTGTTAAAGAAAAAGGTGTTTCAGACCCTGACCTTACAATAGATGGTAAAAGAATTGATGTCAAAGGATGTGAAAGATCGTTAAAGGTTAACTCGTTTACGATACACAAATTAGATGTGGACTATATACTTTTTGTCTTATTTTTAAAAAACCACCATTATGTCTTATTGAATTTTAAGAAGGAGGATATATTAAGTTGGCCCCAAATTACGGTGAACGAAAGAAATAAATATTATGAATATAAAATAGATAAAAGGCAATGGCGCTATCAAACATCGGAAGAATGTCAAGAAACCTAGAAGTAATAAAACAAATAACAGACAGAATTGTAGAATTAAAAAAACAAAATATGTCTGCTGAACTAAAGTTGGAGATTCAAAAACTTCAACAAGCACTGAATGATATTTAAAATAAAAATAAAACCAGTAGACAAAAATGAAAACTCTTACATGGAGGACTTTCATACTGACGATATTCATTGGACAATGAAACAGTATGCAAGAAACAGAAAACCTTTTATGTGGGAACTAATAGACTATAAAGAAAAACACTAATATTAAAAAAAACTAAAATTATGAAACATGAACATCACCCTTTCGAAAATCAAATTTTCAATCACTTCAGAACAGAAGAAAAAAAAATTCACGAAAGTATTCACAAACTGGTACAGTATAATTATAAAATTATAGACCTGCAAAATCAAGTTATTGATAAGACTAATATAGATGACCTTGATAAGCGAACTAGTTTCGACTACAAGAGGACACCGAAGAGGCCATATGAAAAAACACACTAAAGTTTATTTAGAACATTTTAATTTAGATAAATCAGATTGGATTGGTTGTGAAGTTTGCAATAACACTGCTGTAGATATACACCATATAAATGCAAGAGGTATGGGAGGCTCACAACAAAAAGATGACGTTATAAATCTTATGGCGTTATGCAGAGAGTGTCATGACTATTTTGGTGATAAGAAGAAATTTAAAAAAATGCTATTTATGATGCATGTAATAAAAATGGATGAGAATGAAAAACTAAATGTTTTCTACTAAATCTTCTATTTTATTAATAATCATAATTTTTAAACCATAAACATCTGGTGAGTTAGCAGCATCTATATTAGATAATACGTCTAATAGTAACTCTATTTTTCTCATATTAATAACATCGTTTGTGTTACTGTCTGTCAATACTAATGGTTCTGGCATATTATTTCTTTTTTATTTTTTTAATTTTTCCGTTATGTGTTCTTGCAAATGTATAATCATTTGTTTGTCTGATTATAGTTCCTGAGTAGGTTTTACCTCCCCACTTCCATGATACCTTTTTTGCCATGATTAATATTTCATTTTCTTAATTGAACCTGTAGGTTTTAATTTTACTTTCTTTTTTTTACTTTTTTCTTTTTTTATAGGTCCTCCGTAACTAGCCATAATATTATTTTTTTGCGTTTTCTATTTCTAATTCTTTCACTGTCTTTCTTAGTTCTTCTACTTCTTTTTGTAAGTATGCTATTCTAAGATCTTGTTTAGCGTCATCTGGCAATGCTCCCATTTCTCCTCTTGGCCATTTAACTCTAAACTCATGGTTCAATTCTACATCATCTTGCATCCTAACAACATCTAATTGTAACTGTGAAATTTCAGCAGTTAATGTAAACCAAACACCTGCTAAAGATACTATTCCAAATACAATACCTACTAAAGATTTAATATCTAATTGTACTTTTGATTTGTCATCTAAACTTATTTCGTTTTCTTCCATAACAACTTATATTATTAATTATTTTTTTTGTTGCCAACCTTTAATTCTATCCTTGATATGTCTTTATTTTTACTATCAACTCTAGGTTTGCTAGGGGTATTGTTATTATTACTATTGTTGTTATTAGGTCTTATATAAATATTTTGATTATAGTTTTCGTAAGGTCTATAGTTCCAATCATTATAATACGGTCTGTAACTATTTCCATAGTTTATTATTTTATAAACTACATTAGGTCTAATCATATTAATAGGAAGTCTTAAAGTATCACCTTGTTCTGTAACCGCTAAAACATGTGTTATCAAAATCTTAGGTTGTTTTTCTGTAACTGCACAACCTGTAAGTAATAAGAATATTAAAATATAATTTTTCATTTTTTATTATCAAATTTGTGATCTACCCATTTCTTATAATAATAGCCTCCTCCTAATAGAATTATTGCAATTGTTCCGTCTATCCAATTGCCTAGGTGTTTATAACCTTCTTGTTGCCATAGTTCTAATAAGGTTTCCATTAATAAAAAACCTACTTGTGTTTGTTTACAATTTCTTGTATTTCTTCATAACCAATTGTTGCCCTCATTGAAAGCCCTGCTTGATATCTATAAACAACCTTGCCATTAATTGTTATAAAAATAGCAGGAACAGACTTTATTCCTTTTTTAAAATGCGTTGGTTGATCTTCTAGGTATCCATAAACATATTTACAGTCTCTCAATTTTTTTAAGTTTTTTATTGAGTTTCTTTCATTCCAGGTGGAATTAATTTGATATACAATTATTTTATTATTATAATCGTTAGATTCAATTGTATGTTTTTTTGAATTTGAATTTAGTGGTAAAAAAAATAATAAAACAAATATCAAAAGATTTTTCATGACAAATTATTTATTCTTAATACTTAGTTCATACAACCTCTCCTCTATCATGTCTAACTTTTTACCGTTTTCCTCAACCTGTTTACCAGTATTCATTATCTGCTCTCTGATTAACTGATCTTTTAGATCATATTCTGATCTAGATACTTCTGGCTTAGGTAATTCTTTTGCTAAGGCTATATCCGACTTCAGTGTAAAAAAAACTGTACTTAAAGAAATTACAAATCCAATAATCAATGTAATTGTTTTAAGATCAAGTTTTACTTCTGTCGATTCACTAATCTTTTGTGTCATTTCTTTTTTTCTTTACAGTTACAAGTATCTACAGTCATATTGCCACACTCGCAAGGATTTTCAATTTTATTCATTTTACCAAGTTTTACAGGCCCAATATCTTGCTTTCCATCTTGGTCCAGGATTATCACATTTGTGTCTAGCCCTAAAAGATTTTCTGCGCCCAGGAATGTGTTTTTTTATTTTCATGTTAGGATCACCAAAATGCACAACAGTAATTTTACCGTTAGGCTTTTTAACGTAAACCTTGCTTTTTTTAGCAGGTCTTTCAGACTTCATGATTTTATTAAGCGTGACCTTTTTTCCCTGGTATTCAGCCATTTTTTTAATTTGAGTAAATATAAGTTATGACTAAAAAAGTATCTATAAAATTTAATACTCGATATCTGGTAATAAAACTGAATTATAAATATTTATAATCATTCTTTTTAATTAGCATATTTTCGCTTAAAACAAACAACATGTCTTTAACTGATATCTTCAATAAAGAGGATTTTAACAAAATGATATTTAATCCTTTCAGTATCAAAGGTTCAATAAAAAAAAAGTATCCGAAATTAAAAATGTTTAAAACATTCGATAGTGCTAATGATAGCATGATAAAATATGTTTTATATATGTATGATCAGAATACTCCATTGAAAGAACAATTTCCAGAATTAAAAATTAGAAAAGAGCAGGCTGCTGTATTATCTGGTTTTAGTTTAATAAAAGACAATGAAAAATTACACGATGTATTTTTCTTTTTGTCAGACCAATTAATAAATATGGTAGATGAGTTTTTAAGAAAACAAAATAATAGAATATGGTCTATGATTGTTTCTAACGAACAAACTTTTTTTGAGTATCAAACTAAATTATTGAGTCCAGTTGAGGGTGACCGAGATAAGGATATTTTACAGGCTTTACAAATAAAGTCTAAGATAATGGATGACTTGAATACAATCAATGATAGGTTAGATTCATACTATATGAAACTATATGGAGAGGATCAAGAGTTACTTAAAGTAATAAAAGCAGATAAAAGATTAACTCCAGAATTTATTGCTAATTTATGAAAGTAGATATACAAGGTGTAGAGTTTGAATTACCGCCAAAAGGAAAAGTATATAATGTAATTACAAAAAAAATTGAGAAGCGTCCTATTATAACCAGTTCTTCAAAAAAAGAAGACCAGGTTTGGATTAGGACTACACTCCCTGAAGGTTATAACTATAAGAGAAAAGAAGAGTTAGTAAGACAGGCAGAAGATAAAGATTATTTTGATGTAGAGTTAGAAAACTTTAGATCACAGGAATGGGATAGGAGACTAAATGGAGTTTGGTTTATGAACAACGGTGTTGCTACCTATTTAACAGGGATGCATTATTTGTTTTTAAACTGGTGGAAAATTGACATAGGATATCCAAGTTTTAGAAAAACAGATCAAGATTATTTTTATTTTTTACAAGCATGTGTTGATAACCCTAACTGTCTAGGAATGATAGAGTTAACTAAACGTAGACAAGGTAAAACAGTTAGAGCAGGAGTATTTATGTATGATTTAATATCTAGATCTAAAAATAAAAATGGAGGGATACAATCTAAAACAGCAATGGATGCAAAAAATAATGTATTCCAAAAAAACATAGTTGGTCCTTTTAAAAAGTTACCAGATTTTTTTAGACCTGTATACGATCAATCAAAAGGGGTCACCCCAACTTCAGAATTAAGATTTTATAGAACAACAAAAAGAGGAAGTAAGTCTTTAGAGGACTTAGGTAAACCAGAACTAGAAAGTCAGATTGACTGGAAAAGTTCAGATAAATACGCATATGATGGAACAAAATTACACAGATACCTTGGTGACGAGGTTGGAAAAACTATGGAAGTGGATGTCTGGGAAAGGCACAATGTTGTTAGATTCTGTTCAGAACTGGATGGACAATATATTGGAAAATTACTTTATACAACCACTGTGGAGGAAATGGAATCAGGTGGAGAGTCTTTTAAAAAACTTTGGGATGCAAGCGACCAAGAAAGCAAAAACATACATGGCAGGACCGCCAGTGGGTTATATAGATTTTTTACGCCTTCTTACAAAACCCTTTTCTTTGATAAGTACGGTATCGCTGATGAAGATCGTGCTAAACAATATTATTTGGATGACCGTAAATCTCTTGCTGGTGATGACAGAGCCTTGTCTAATATTATTCGCAGGAATCCGTTCACTATACAAGAAGCATTTAGAATAGATGGAGAGCGTTCTTTATTTAACTCTATGAAACTGAATGACAGAATAGATAGATTATCATGGGTTGACAATGCATATACTAGAGGTAACTTTGAATGGGTTGGTGACAGGGATACAGGTTATGTAGATTTTAAACCTATGGCTAATGGAAGATTTAAAGTAGCATATATATTTGACAATAAAGATGATGCAAATAGAGTAATAAAAAGATCAAATAATATTTACCCAACAAGAAAAGTTGAGTACGTTATGGGTTGTGACCCTTACGATCATGACAGTACTGTAGACCAAAGAAGATCTGATGGTGCATTCTATGTATATCAAAAGCAGAATCCAATAGCAAATTTTTACGATAGTTCATTTATTGTTCAATACATTTACCGACCAAGTACAGCACGACAATTTTATGAAGATGTATTGAAGTGTTGTCATTATTATTCTTGTCAAGTTTTATTCGAGGATAATAAAATAGGAATAAAAAATTATTTTGAAGACAGAGGTTACGCTAGTTTTTTGATGTATCTACCTGGGTCTAATAAACCTGGAATGAGTGGATCTGTAAAAACACATCAACAAATAGCAGAGGTGACAGAGGATTATATAGAAACTAATATAGATAAAGTATATTTTAAAAGCCTACTAAAAGATTGGTTAGAATTTGATATATCTAAAACAACAAAGTTTGATGCTGCTATGGCTGCTGGTTATACGCTTATTGCAGATAAGAATATTTTATATAAAAATGAAATGGCCAAAAACAAAACTATTGATGCCAAAAGTTTATTTAAGAAATATAGAGTAAGATGATTATACAGAACAATAAGTCAGCCTACCCTAACCATCTGATAGATCCATCTGAAAAGAATTTATCATGGTGTTTAGCGTATGCTAAAGCAGCGTGGACTGACTATAACAACCACAACACACAATCTTTTCATAATAATAGAGGTAATTACGTTAGGATAAAAGACTACGCCCAAGGATCACAGTCAATTAATAAATACAAAAGTTTACTTAATGTAAGTGAAAATGAAAACGAAACTTGGTTGGCTATTGATTGGTCTGTAATTCCTATTGTTCCAAAATTTAGAAGAATTGCATTAGGTAAACTAAGCAAAACAGAATATAATATTTCTGCAACTCCAATAGATTCTTTAGCCCAGTCAGAAACAGAACAATATTATTCTAAGACTAAGGCTAAAATGGATTTAAGAAATGTTGCCAAAGAAACAATTCCTGGTATTGAAACATTTAGCCCTTTAAAACAAGAAGCAAACGAGCCTGATAATGATGAAGAACTAGACTTACATATGGCTTACACATATAAGCACAATGCGTCTATAGAAATGGAGCAAGGAATAAATTTAGTTTTTCAAACTAATCAAATGGCTGAACAAAGAAAAGGTGTTCTAGAAGATTTGTTTGATTATGGAGTTTCTGGGTATAAAGAATATATAGATAGTAATGGTGCTGTAAAAATTAGAAAGGTAAACCCTTCTAATCTTTTAGTTAGTCATTGTAATAAAAGAGATTTTTCTGATAAAGTACATGTAGGTGAGGTAACTGAAATGTCTATATCTGATTTAAAACAAAGAGCAGGAGAACAATTTAGCGAAAAAGAATATCAAGATATTGCTGAAAAGTATTCAGGATCTAAAGGAAGTGCAAAAATGTATCCTTCTAATAGAGGTCACTTTAAAGAGTATGATGACTCTAAGGTTAAAATATTAGAGTTAGAGTTTTTCTCAGTAAACCAAATGGTTCACGAGTCAAGAGTAGATAGACGAGGAAATAAGAAATTTGGTAGAGCAAAGTATTACGATTCTAACAAAAAGAAAAACAAATTTGTAAGATCAAGTTTTAAGGTAGTTTACAAAATATCCTGGATTATAGATTCTGATTATTGTTTTAATTATGGTTTATGCTCTGATATGAAAAGAGTTAAATCAAATTTGATGGACACTGACTTATCTTTTCATTTATTTTCTCCAGATTTTTATAACATGAAACCATTAGGTATAATGGAACAACTTATACCAATAGCAGATCAAATTCAAATTTCATGGTATAGACTTCAAAACACAATTAATCAAGCAAGGCCAAAAGGTATTATGATTGAGTTAGGTGCTTTAGAAGATATTCCGTTAGGAGCAGGAGGCAATCAAATGAAGCCAATGGATGTTCTAGATTTATTTAATAAAACAGGAACATTAGTTTATAGACGTAATGATGCTGGTGGAAGACCAACAAATTATAGACCTATAGAAGAATTAGAAAACGGTTTAGGTAGAGATGCTGTAAGTTATTATCAAATCATTCAAAACAATATTGAAATGATTAGACAAATAACAGGTCTTAATGAATTTACAGATGGATCAACACCAGATGCAAGAAGTTTAACTACTACTGCAAAACTTGCTGCGCAAGCAACATCAAACGCTTTAGCACATTTAGAGCAAGGTGAAAGACATTTATTAGAAAAAGTTGCTGCCGCTACAATAGTAAGGTTACAGGATTCTATAAAGAAAAAACCAATAGAAGGTTATGTTAGATCTTTAGGAAATAAATCAATGAAATTTTTCAAAATGTCTCCAACAGTTTCTAAGTATGAATTTGGTGTAGCAATTGAGGATAGACCTAGTGATGAGCAAAGAGCAAGGTTGATGCAAATATTACAAGCAAGTGTTGCACAAGGTCAAGTTGATTTTGAAGATGCTGTCTTTATAGAAAATATTAATAATATTAAACAAGCCCAACAAGTTCTAGCATATAGAATAAAAAAGAAAAGAGAAGAGGCTGAAGAAAGATCAATGAAGCAGCAACAAATGAATGGGCAAATTCAACAACAGGCTGCACAATCTGCGGAACAAGCAAAGCAACAAACCATACAAATGGAGTTTCAAATGAAGGCAGAAATGGAAAAACTAAAACATCAGTTAGATTTAGAAATACAAAAGGCAAAACACGAGCATGAATTGCAAATAGAAGAGTTGAAGGCAGGGACAAAGTTAGAAGCCTCGGCATATGACAACTTACCTACAAAAGAAGCAGGTATGCAAATGATGCAGGAAGAATTGCCTCAAACAAGTCAACCTGTTGTAGGATCATAAATTTTACAAACATTTATTATAACTAATTATAAGTTTACATAACCAACAAAACATAGACATGGATGATTTTAAAGACTTTGACCTTAGTCAATTAAAAAAGGTCGATGAATCAGGAGAAACAACACCTGTATTCGAAGAAAAACCTGTTGAAGAAACAGAGGTAGAAAATACCCCTGAAGAAGAAACAGAGGTAAAAGAAAATAACACTGAGGAGGTTGTAGAGGAAACTCAAGACCAACCAGCCGAGGTGGATAAAGAAGTTGAAACTGTTTCGGAAGAAACAGAACAACCTGTAGACAATACTGAAGAATTACAAGAAGACGATTCTCGTGATAAATTAGTAGAGTCTATAGATAATGCTGTTAAAGATTTGACAGGCGGTACTTCTAGTACCATAGAAGAATTATTTGAAGAATACAAGAGCCTGAGAGATTCAGAAAAAACATCCTTCAAAGATGACTTCATAAAAGATGCTGTTGAATTTTATAACAAAACGGGGTCATTGACTCCATATTTAGAGGCTACGTCATTGAACTTTGAAGAGATGACTGACCAAAAAATTATGAGACATAATTTAAAGAGTCAGAATCCAACTCTATCAGACAGGGCAATTGAAAGATTATATCTTAGAGATATAATTAATAAGTACTCTCTAGATGCCGATAGGTTTGATGAGGATGAAGTTGAACTAGGTAAGGAACTGTTAAAAGCAGATGCCGATAAACTTAGAAAGACGCTTGTTGACGAACAAAAAAACTTCATACAACCTGAAAGTGAGCCAGAGGATAATAGTGAGGCTGAGGCACAACAAGCAGCATTTATTGAAAGTGTGAACACTAATAATGTTACAAGAGATCTTTTAGAGAATAAAAGAATCCTTGTAGATTATAATGATCAATCTTTTTCTTATGAAATAGAAAACCCAGAGCAATTGAAAGATATGGCGCTGGATTCGACTAAGTTTTTTGCTTTATTTCAAGATGAAAAAGGTATTATAGATTTCGATAAATGGTATAAAGTTGCTTCATATGCATTAGATCCAGAAACTTACAACCAGTCTTTGATATCGCATGGTGTTGGTTTGGGACAAGAAAAGGTTGTTAAAGACCTTAAAAACCCATCTAAGGTTACTAAGAGTAGCCCACAGTATAAAGAACCAGCGACTGCGGTTGAGGGTATAATCGGTGAGATTATGCGAGGAGGCAATAATGTTAAAATAATTAAGTAAAACCTTTTAAATAAATAAAAATTATGTCAGTAAGTGCGGAATATATAAGTTCGTTATCCTTCCTAAATCATTCATTTGTACAAGGAAGAGAAATACTTTCATCTGTATTAGATATACAGAATGAAGAAGAATCATTCTTAGACGTAATGCAGGCTCTTGGTAAAATGAAACCAACTAGTCAGCCTGTATACCACGCCTTTGTAAATGAGGCATTGTATTCAAACAATGTTATAACTATCGGATCATCTGGTGGTTCTGGAACAGGAACACAATCAGGAATCGATATTGCTGCTTCAACAGGAGCAGGAAATGCAAGACCAGGAGACTTAGCAATGGGTGCATCTGGAAATATCTACCAAGTAAAAGCAATTTCACAGGCTGCTAATACAGTAACTCTAGTACCAGTTGATGGTGCAGGTGTTGCTACAGACTACGATGCTGCATCTACTTTAGTAGTATTTTCTAATGCTCAAGGTGAAGGATCAGGATCTCCAAGTGCTATCAAGTATGGTATGACTAAGCAAGAAAATGGAGTGCAAATCTTTAAAAATTCTTACAGAATTTCTGACGTTGCAAAAGCAACTAAAGTAACTGTAGAGTATAAAGGTAAGCCTTACTTCATGTACAAAGGAGCATACGAAGCGTTACAAAGATTTAGAGGAGATATCTCTAACTCATTAATGTTTGGTAAAAAATCTCCATTTGGATTTGCTGGAATTACTTCTGGTGCATTAAGTGATGCTGCTGGAAATGCAGTACAGACTACAAATGGTCTTAGAGAAGAGTTAAAAGCAGGAGGAATCTTAAATTCAGGTTCACCTTATGCCAACTCTGGTACTAACATCCAAGCAACTATGGAAACTTTGACTGCTGCACTAAACAGTGCAAGAGCGCCAAAGGATTACTGGATGTGGCTAGGAACAAGTGCTAATATCAAAATGGATAATTTCCTAAATAACTTAACAAGTGCTGGATTACAAGGCGCTAGATTTAGTGTAGATGGAAAAGATATCGATTTAGGTGTTGATTCTTTCAAATTATACGGAAGAAAATTCAACAAAAAATCATTATCAATTCTTGATCATGCTCAGTTAGGTTCAACAGTAACAGGAAGTGGTGAAGTGTACTTAGTACCTTCAGGACAAATTAAAGTTGCTGGTGGCGGTGGATCACAAGATTACCTACAAGTTAGATACTTAGAAGGAGATGGAAACAACTTCTCTTTCAGAGAAACTTTAACTGGTGGACTTGCTCCAACACCTACAAGTGCTGATGCAATCTTAGACGTAAACTACGAGGCTATTTGTGGTCTTGAAGTTTTAGGAAAAGAACATTGTGCAATTGTAACAGGATTCTAATATACCTATTAAGAGAGGGGATTAACCTCCCCTCTTTTTTTTTAATTTAAAAACCAACAAAATGATAAAAACAAAAGTATATAATAACGTAAAAACATCTCCTAATTTTAAAAGAGATGAAATAAAAATATTTAAATATTATGGAGTAAAGGATGATCCTTTAAATCCAGGAAAAGTGCAAATGCCTTTTATGGTTATTGCTCCAAATAAAGATAGAGTTTATGATCCTGAAGTAGATGATTATGTTGATATAGCAGCAATTAAAAACTTAGGTCTTGAAGGCAAGCCAGAATTTCATACAATTCAATTTACAAAACAACAGTCAGGTAGATTATTGTTAAAAGGAAATGTTGCTAGAGATAGAGAAATATTTCAATTCTTAACTCTTTCAAATTATAATGCGTCTAATCCAAACAGAGACACATCTGTGCAACCATTATTTGAATTAGTAAATCCAAAAGTACAAGCAGAAAAAGCAAGAAAAACTAGATCTTTAAAAAGAGACGCTATGAATGTTGCTGCTGAATTAAGCGGTGCTGAAGTTAGAGAATTTATTAGTTCATTAGGTAAAGATGAAAAAAGAGATTTATCTGTATTAAGAGATGAGTTAGAAACTCTTGCAGAAAAAAATCCTAATCAATTTATTAAATTATCTAAAAACACAAACAAAACTTATCAAGCCAATATTAAAAGGGCTTTAGATAAAAAAATCATTTCTTTCGATAGAGAATCAAACACTTTCTCCTGGACTTCAACTGGAGAAACAATAGTACAAGTTCCACGATCAAGCAAACTTGGACATTTAGAAGGCTTCACTAACTTTGTTTTGAGTAACAAAAATGGGGCATCTATTTACCAAGAAATCGTAAAATTGCTTAAATAAATATGTTGTTGGTTTGTTTTTAAATTGGTCGGTTGAAGTTTACACCGAAGCCGACCATTTTATCAGAAGAAAATTATGAGTACATTTACAAATGGAACTGGTTCCGTAGACATTGATTTTAACCTTTTATTCGATTTAATTAGTACTCCCAAACTGGTTATATCGGACACAGGAACTTATTCTGCACAACAAAGCAACGTAAACATTTTTATTAAGATTACAAGACCTGATGGTATTATAAGAAACCACTTAGCCGAAGGTATAAAAGATATAACAGGAACTTCAGGAAGTCTACCTGTATTTAATTACATTCTTCCATTATCATCAGATGATGGTGAACCAATCAAAGGAACATATAAGGTAGAATATTCATTTACTGTTGGTAGTGCTGAAGTTGTTGTTCATACAAAATCTTTTGATTATCAATATTCTAAAATAAAACTTTCATTAGTAGAAGACATAGATGAATTTACTCCTGTAATAAAAGCAAAGGATACAACACCAGCATATGACGTAACAGGTTTCACAACTAGTTCTATAAGTAGAGTCTTTACAAGTAGCATATCTGCTTTATCAAAAACACTATTAACTGTAACTACAACAGGGACAACTTCTGCGGATAGACAATACAAGTTAGAAGAGACTAGTAACGATGGTATTTATTATGATGCTGAATATACTGTAAATTTAAATGTTACTACTAATCATACACATAATACTTATTCTTGGGTGACCGTATCTGAGAAAGTAAGTAAGAGTATCACAATACATGCTTATCAAGTCCCTACAAAGGCTGAGATGATAGATTTATTTGATAACCTAAGAAACAAGGTAGAAACATATAAAGGGTCTAATAGGGCTTTATATGATGTTTATGCAGAAAAGTATGAATATGTGTTAGCAGGATTTAATCACTTAGTAAGTAGATTAGATGCAGGTGATTATGACGATGAAAATACTGATATACTTGTAGATATATTAGGTATATTGCGTAACAATGTAATTAGATCTCATACAAACTCACAATTAACATCTCAAGATGCTGGTGTTTATGCAACAGTAGCAACCTGGAATAATATATCAAACAAACCAGATTATAATCCATTCCAAGCATGGACTCAAGATTATAGCACAACAACATGGACTATTAACCATAACTTAGGGAAGTACCCAACAGTTACGGTAGTAGACGATAATGGAAACATAATGTACGGAGACGTAACTTATACTAATCAAAATAGTATTTCAATTGCATTTTCGTCAGAAGTAAACGGAAAAGTGTACCTAAATTAATAAAATATTGCCATGGCTATAACCTATTTAAATAATATCTCTCTAGATGATAATCAGTTAAAGAATTTTCTGATTGACAAAAAGACCACAACTCAAAGAGATGCAATGACTGCTGCGGCAGGACATGCTATCTATAACACAACAGTAAGTAAATTTCAGTTTTATGATGGAACTAACTGGCTAAACCTGCAAGACGAACTTGAGGTTGAAGAAGTTCAGGACATTGTAGGAGGAATGCTTGGTGGTACTGAGACTGGAGGAATTACTGTAACTTATGATGATCCTAACAACCATATTGATTTTGCTCTTGATAGTATAACAATAAACGGTCATGAAAAAAACTTAGGTCAAACATTAACTTTAGTTACTGATGATATTGCAGAAGACGCAAGTCCTACAAACTTATGGTATACAGACGCTAGAGCCAGAGCATCTGTTTCAGTAACTGACTCAGGAGGTGATGGATCTTTATCATATAATAGTTCTACAGGAGTTATAACATACACTGGTCCAAGCGCATCTGAGGTGAGAGCGCATATTAGTGAAGGCACAGGTGTTACAATAACAAATGGTCAAATAGCAATAGGTCAGGCGGTAGCAACAACAAGTGATGTAACTTTTAATGATGTTACAGTTGATGGTACTCTTAACTCAGATGATATAACAGCAACGACAGTTACAATTGCAGGGAACCTAACAGTTACAGGAACTACCACTAATGTAAATACAGAAACAATAAACCTTGCTGATAATATAATATTATTAAATTCTAATCACGATGCTTCTACAGCACCTACACAAGATTCAGGAATAGAAGTAAATAGAGGTTCTTCAGACAATGTTAAGTTGTTTTGGGATGAGTCAGCAAACAGATGGACACAACGAACAGGTACTGGTACAGCATATAAACTTCATACTAAAGAACACGATATTGCATTAGGAACTGATACGTCTGGTAATTACATTAAAAACATAACTGCTGGTACAGGTATAGACATAAGTAGTGCAAATGGTGAAGGGGCAGAAAGAGAGATTTCAATAGAGAAAGCAACAGATACTAATATTGGTGGTGCTGCTTTTGACTCTACTGATTTTAGTGTAGATGCAACCACTGCTGTGGTAACTATAGCCAAAGATTCAACTGTGACATTAACAGGAGATGTTACTGGTTCAGGTACTATGACAAATCTTGGAAATGTTTCTATTGCAACCACAGTAACAAACAACCAATCATTTGCAGCGTCAATTGGTAATGCATCTGCTACATCATTTGAAGTAGAACATGGTCTTGGAACTAAAGATGTTATTGTTCAATTATTTGATAACAGTAGTAATGATACCGTATTTGCAGACGTAGTAAGAAGTATAGCAGGAAAAACAACACCTAATGATTGGGTACAAATAAGTTTTGCAACAGCACCAGCAAGTAACGATATAAGAGTATTAGTTATTAAGTGTGCATAAAAAATAATATATGTCACAAAAGTTTTTAAATGGAATACTATCAGAAAGTGATTTAACTTTAGTTGATGGATTAGGCGCATCACCAAGATTAATTTTAAAGAATTCATCCGATGAAACATGGGAAATATTTAATGGTACTCATGGTGTATTAAACTTTTATGAAGGCACAAACCTCAGACTTTCATTTGCACAGGGTGGTAACGCAACTTTTGCAGGTAAAGTAAATGTACAAGGTAGCCCACCAATTACTGCAAATAGTAATTTTGACGATTTGGTTATTACTGATTCAGCGCATGCTGGTATAAGTATATTTTCAGGAAATACATCTGATGGTGCAATTTATTTCGGCGATACTGATGCTAACAATTTAGGCCAAATAAAATATTTGCATAGTTCAAATTCTATGACATTTTCAACTAGTGCTGGGAATGCTAGTTTAACGTTAGATTCTGGAAGTGCTGCAACTTTTGCAGGTGATGTGACAATAGCAAAATCTACACCAAAATTAACATTTAACAATTTAGCGGGTGGTGGTTTAGATCCATCAATAACCGCATCAGGCACTAATTTTACCGTTTCAACATCTAGTATTACACCTTTAAGTTTAGCGTTGGACACAGGTAACGCAACTTTTGCAGGTGATGTAACAGCAACTGCTAACTACACAGCGGGGAATAGTAAAATAATATACAAAGCTCAAAGAAGTGGAGGCGCAGTAGCAGG